CCTCGGTAAGTTCGTTGAAATGTCAGAATCAGTTACAGCTTTGAGTGCCCGTAACTGTGCCTCGGCCTCTAGCTCCTGACGTCGCATCTGCAATTCCATTTGCATTTTCTCGCGCTCCATCTGGATATCTGCCTGCATCTTCTCACGCTTCAGCGCAATATCAGCCTCAGCTTTTTGCTGGGCAATCTGGATATCTGCCGCCGCTTTTTGCTGTTCAAGCTGTAGCACCTGAGCCATTTGCTGTTGCTCTGGCGTTGGAGCTTGTGGCTGTTGGGCTTGCTGTGCCTGTTGCATTTTGGCCTGCTGGATTTGCTGGGTATTGTTGAAGAACTGGTCAGCATCCTTGAAGCCGCCAATCTCGGCAATACTGCGGAGCGTGTTGACATATTGCTCCATCGTAACCACGGGATTGTCTGGGCCCATCTGCATTAGTATCTGCTCCTGCTTGGAAGCAATCTGCGTCAGGAAGGCAATCTTCTGCTCATCGTCAGCCGTGCCCAAGCCAACCTGCACAACAACGTCATACTGGTCAGTCCATTCACGCGGGTCAATCGGGACGAACTCATTCCGCAATCTGACAATCTTCGGCTTGTTATCGTACTTGGTGACAAGGTGTAAAATACCTTTGAACAAATCCTTAACGCCGGTCTCTGCCATTGTGCGGGCATAGCTCTCTAGCTTTACCTGTGCGCCCCGTACAGTCGCGCTGATAGCACTAGCTGTTGTGGATTGCAGTGCATTAGCATCGAGCCCCATAGAGGCTTTAGACATGCCTGTTCGCTGTTCCTTAATCTGGTCGATGTAGTCCATCAGCGGACGGACTTCACCGCCCACAGCATTGCCCATAATAGGCTGAATAGCACCGGCCTGACGCATGCGGATGACACCGCCAGCGGTCCCGTCCAGAACGTCATCAATATTTACCATGCCCTCGACAACACCCATGCGCGGCAATGTGGAGCTATAAACGCTGTCCAGATACTGCCGGAGAAGCGTTGATTTAATGACCTGTAAATCTTCGGTCATGTCATAGATGGACCGACCAATCAGGCGGTGCGGCATAAGGATGGGACTGACAACGGCAAACGGGATATGGTCGAATGGCTCGTTATGCAGGATTTCTGTGCCAGCTTCGCCGATAGCGCAAATACGGCGCATTTCAGCAATGCCGTCATTGTCGTAATCGACCTTCATTATGCATTCGTAATAGACAACCTCAGCCAGCGTCGGGTCTGACGGGTCAGTGCCGGTCACAGCTTCGAGGTCTTGGAAACGTGCCACGCGCTCTTGGTCAACATCGAGGTCTGAGTTACCGGCATGCTTTTCAACAACGTCGCGGTCATAGCCCATTGCCACGAGGTCGCTGACAGTCATTGTTGTCCGGTGGGCTACGAAGTGCGCGTCCTCTAATGAGGTGGCTCTGCGATTTACGAGGAACTCTTCTGGTGGGACGTTCTGAATCTTAATCTTGCCGCCGGTCTCTTTTACTTTGACGGTTAGGTCATAGCTGGCTGGTGGCTCCATTATCATGCCAGTGACTTCATCAATAATGGCTTCCTGCTCAAATGTCTCGATTGAGCCGACAACCTCAATATTCGGGTTTGCTAATAAAGCGGCTAGTTCCGTTTCATTAAGTCCTTCATATTCTTCTTCAGTGACAGATTCAGTTTCTTCAAAGTGATACTTAACGACACCAAGCCTAAATAGTAGCGCGTCCTTAAACCAGTTGTGTAGAACCTTATATCCGTCATTCTGGTGGTTAATAATGTAATTACAGTAGTCAGAAATTTGCTCGGCACGTTCCACATCCTCCGACGTTCTAGCATTAAAACGCACATACTTATCATTGCTCGTAAAGACCCTCATCAAATTAGGCATGATGGCTTCAACGGTATCACTTACCTCTGTGGAAATGACCTGTGACCGGCCCTCCACTTCATTGCCCATAGGCTCGCCCAAATAGAAATCCAAAGCACGAATGCGCTCGGAGGAGTATTCACTCTCAAAGTGGTTCAGGCTCTCTCGTATCTCGCTCGATACAATGCTATTTAGCTGATACTCGTCCATTCCGCTTTTTTCCTTTTTTGGCTTTTGAGCCGTGCAAACAGGCAACAGCGTCATCGCACATCTTGCGAGAGACACAGCCCTTACAGCGTTTATAGTCTATTTTAGCGATTGGTTCCACCGCCTCGATTTTCACCGGCTCCGCCCGCCGTATGGGACGGGGCCGCATCATCACTCTGGTGTACTGCATTAGTCAGTCGAATAATTGCCGGTAAAACCGTTATAGGCTTTTGCCAGCCTTTTTGTTGGCTTCTTGATAGGCGTTGCCATGAACGCAGTTTCATCAAGACCCATGCCCTCATTGTTCATGTTCTTGTTGCCCATTTGTGGACGAGACATAGGCATGGAGACTTTGCCCTTAGTGGATTTTTTTCCGTACATTTTTAGATACCTTTTTCTTGATGGCTGTTTTGGCTGTAGTGCCGAGACCGGATGAAGTCATAACCGGATGGGGAACGGGTGCGGGAAGCTCATAGCCCTCGCCGCCGATTTTAAAGACGATGCAACGGTCTTGCGACGAGCAACGGTCTGGGTATGGGCAGTGTGTACAGGTTTGCATTTTTTTCTTCCTTTTAGATAATTCCGGCTTGGTACATTTGTTCTGGTGACATAGCTGGTTTGTCCTCGCCTAGCAAGCTGGTCGCTGGGAGTGGCGCAACCGGAGCGTTAAACAATGGCTGTCCCCCTAAAGCCTTTTCACGCATTTTTGGAGTTATTTCTATTGTGAAGCGTGGGCCATCAACATCGCCTATGATGTCATCTAAATAAAATTCATCTGTTACAGACGCATCTTTGTCTAACCTCTTAGCAACCTTCTCAGCGGCCCTTGGAATGATTTTGTCATAGAAAGTTTTTAGTCCTTCTTCGTTCCATCTATCAGCCTGTATGTCGCCGGTAGAAAAAGACAGATATCTTTTACCTTCCTGCGCCGCTTGATTGATTAGCCTTTTAACGCCAAGTTCCGCGAACTTGTCAGAGTTCCCAACAAACGGGCCAACAGGAATTTCCGCAGTGAACATTTTAGATTGCTTGTAGTAAGGCAAATATTCATCATAGGATTTTTTCCTTGCGTCTTTAACCTCTCGGTATTTTTTACCCACGCCCTCTGGCGGCTTTAATATTACTTCTTCGCCTTTTGCATTGGTGGCTAATATATGTTCGCCATCCAAATACATATTTACGTTCACTCCGGACAACAGCCGCTTTCCGTCAGCGTCATACACTCTGTTTGAAGAATGCTCATATTTTCCACCAAGAATTTTAGCTAATTTTGCGCCTTCTTCTTTCTGGAAATCATCAAAGCGTGCGCTAGCTTCATCGTGAACCTCAAAAAATTTGGCCTCTTCTTTGCGAATTTCTTCTATCTTTGCCCTGTCTTTAGGCGTATTAAACCCACGATTTCTACCGCGCTGGCCCCAATCAGATTGCAACTCCTCAACATACAAAACGTCATTAACTCCGGTGTCAGAGCTTCTGTCTTTTGTTCTGGCGTGGACCGCAATGTTAGGCTCGTCATAGTGACCTGTAGCAATAAACTCGTCGGTCATGCCCTCGTACTTAGGAACCTGCAAAAGCATCTCGCGGTAATTCGTACCGCCGTCCTCAGTGCTATTCATAAACCGCGTGTCGCCTGCGTTTGGCATGCCAATAATTTCACGGTCCATAGCGTCAGTTTCTGCTTCGATTCTGGCTTCAGCTAAAGAGTATCTTTCGCCTCTTAATGTGTTCCCATCTTCGTTTTTAATTGTATAGCCTATATCATCGGTGCCGATTATCTCATAACCAGTGTCAGGGTCTCGTAACCTAAGAACAGGGTCATAGCTGTAACGCTCAGAAACAAGTGTTTCCGCCGCTTTTTCAACATCTCCTATAACATCGCTTATGCGGTCGTCGTCAATAAACAAATCCGAATCTCTATAAGCAAGAGAAGTTAGATTGCCTTCTTCTAAAGCCTTTTGAACCTTATCAACATCTTCATCTGTCGCGCCACGCGCAGTTCTGCTGAAGGCCTCAGCAACTTCTTCTGGCGAAACTTCCATGAGGTATTGCGCTTCATCGGCAACATATTCTTTACCGTAAGCGTCATAAATATCTAATTCTTCTGCAAACTCAGGAAAGCGCATACCCTCAAATTCAGAATCGACAGAGGAAAGCATTGTCTGCTCTGGCCTAATACGATTTTCTTGTAACAGACCAACAACCTCATCACGGGTTATTTTTGGCTGTGACAGCAATCCCTCAAGCTCAGGAGTGAATTTTATCTCGTCTGGCTTTACACCTGCCGATAAAAGCATCTTACGGAACTGCTCACCCGTGCCTTTTGCTTGCTGAAGGTTCTTTGCTGTTTCTAGGGCTTGGCTGTAAAACCCTAGCTCATCAACTTCAGGACCACGAACAGCACCGCCGGAAACGGTGTCTGCTCCGCCCATTCCCATTCGCAACACATTAGGGCTTTGCTTTGCTATTGCCGCTGTGCCGAGAGCAGGCAATAAACCGAAGTCCACGCCGAACTGTGTTGTCGCGTCTGTAAATGCTGGGTTGTCTACTGACGGCATGCCGAGCTCACCGCTATATGCTTGATAGGGGGCTAAATAGGATTGATAAGCGTCTAACGCCATTTGCGGGAAAGCAACAGACCTTTGACCGCCTCGCTTGCCGACGGGCAATATCATGCCGCGTGTGCCCTCATCAACGGGAATGTCAAACAAGTTCTCTGACACATAAGGCCGAGAACGCATATTCAATAAACCGTCAACCATTTACTTGCCTTTTTTCTTCTTAGCTGTTTTTGCCGCTTGCTTAAAAGCCTTTGCTGTTGGCGCACCCTTACTGCCGACCTTCCGCATGGTCTCGCCGGAGGCCTTTGCTATGCGCTTTCTCTTTGCCGCAATGTTTGCGTATAAACCTTTAGGCATTACCACTTTTCCCTGCTAGACCAATAAGCCGCCGAGCATTTGCCCTTGGCAATATTTTTTGCGTGTCTTGCTTTAAACGATTTACGCCGCGCCTTTTCAGATGCGGTCTTCGGGTTCTTGCCAGCGCCGGACACACCCTGCTGACCGAACCGAATTGTTTTGATGGACCCGTCCTCGCACTTCGCAACGACCACATGAGATTTTGTCGGGTGGCTTGGGGTGCGCTTCGGCTTGTTATAGCCGGACACTCCCGCCCTGCTCAGTCTGGGGTCTTTAGATGTCATCTTCATCCTCAACTCGAATATCAGCCAGAATGTTCTCTATCTCCTGCCTGTCAATGCCCGCCCTTAACCCAGCGCGTATCATAATTGATATCGCCGCATCCATAATGTGATGCCATTCTACATCAGAACTCATGTAAATGCCATTGACATTCATTTCCAGCATTGTCGTGACGGCATCGACCATAGCCATATCATCTCGGCTGTCCTCTAGGTCCACCTCAATGAAGAACTCTGGGGGTAGCTTTGGCTTTGGAAACTTTACGATATTGTCTGACATTGCGGGCACCTTCCGGCTGGTTGTTCCTGATTATACCGACAGGTTACGCGCTAGACAACTGACAATAAAAAAGGGGGCCGAAGCCCCCTGTCTGTTATTTTTCCGAGCGGTACTAGGCCGCGATGAACTTCATTAAAAGAACTGTCTTCAGAGCTTCGTTAGCCTTATCAAGGGCCACATAAGCATCACGCATTTCATCGTCATACATTGAATTAACGACTGTTGGCTCTTCAATAATGCGGCTCTGAGCTTCTTCGATAAGGATTGAAAGCTTTGCTACCTCTTGCTTAGTCATAATTTTTCTCCCGAAAATCTGCGGAAAATACCGCCATACCGTATCTTAGCATACATTTATAATGAGATACAAGTAAATAATTAGCTTTTATTTATAAAATAATGTTTGACACTATGTTTATCCTTAGCGTAGACTGATAATATATCAACTCAAGGAGAGAAAAAATGAAATATCAAACAGCAGTAAAACTTCTAAAAAAACGCGCTGAAGACTTTTACGGTAAGGATTTTGATTGGCTAGTAGATTCAATTTCTGATGATTATAAAGTGGCGGGTTACTCCACGGAATCTCTGAAAGTAACAGAGGCTTATAAAGTTTATATACGGGGTTAATCAAACAGGGGCGGTCTTCGGGCCGCTCCGAAAGGAGAGAAAAAATGGAATACACGCAGATGGAATTAAAGGTCCTGAACATCCTTGCTGATGAACATGGTTCAGAGTGGCAGACCGAGGATGATGAATACGCTCAACTGGATACCTTTTTGCTCACTACAGATGGCACAGGCGACTGGGGAACAATTTTCGATAAGCATCAGCTTGACCCCAAATTATATCGCGGGGTCGTTTCAAGCCTGTTGCAGAAGGGCGCTCTTGAAGAGGACGAATATACAACCGCTCCGATAGGTTCATCTTTCACGGGCCGCAAATGCAAAATGATTGCTATAGCGATTAAACAGGCACCGTTCAACGCAATTAGAGGGGCGGCTTAGTGCCGCTCCGAAAGGAGGCTATAATGGATAGAGTTCTCGGATATATCGGCTACGCGGTCATCATCGCGTTTGCCTTGGGCTGGATGGATACGCTGTCACTGCTCGGCGTTGAGGATAGCCGGAGCTATACTTGGTGGGCCGTAATAGCTCGAATGGGGGGTTGATAATGGAAACGCTAGAAAAATGGTGGAGAGATAACGCAGATTACTTTGCGGGCATTGCCGATTTAGAACTTGGCGAGGTGGACGTTAATGGGGACCCATATAACTTTGACGACGACAAAAAGCTCTACAAGCAAGTGCCAGCTTGGGAAGATTTCCAAAAAATATGCGCGGAAGACATAAAAAGTGACTTTATGTATTGCCTAAGCACTTTGGATGATAGCTGTCAAAACAAATCGGTTGCCCTGTGCAGAATGATAGAAGAGTTTTGCGAGATAGCAGACAATCATTACGAAATATGGGAGAGGAACAACATCTAAACAATCCAATTCGTATCGGGGCGTGGGCTGGAACCTGCGCCCCATTTTGTTTGCGTGTAGCCCCCAGCAATAGCGCCCTCCTGTGCAAACGATAGCACAAAGGCATCGGCAACGTCCGGCGACCTCTGGCCCCTGCGCTTCATCTCGTCCTTGCTCTCGACCTTCAGCTTGCCATTGCTCAGATACTTATACCGGATGCCGGTTATCTCCTGTATCAGCGTATCATCATCGGGAATCTTGCAGGCTCTGTCCTCGAACCACTCGCGGGCCTTCCAGAATAATTCGTCGCGCAGGCGATTAAAGCGGTTCTTCAGGCTGGCAGTCTCAGATACCGACACAGACACCGCTGGCAGGTCCAGTTCGCGCAGTCTATCTGCCAAGCCAGCGCCCAGCCCGATAGCATCAACAAATATATGCGTGGGGCGATTGCTGTAATTGCAAGCCTCATATTCAGTCAGCACAATACCGGCGAGCTCCATCAGGTCTTTGCCCTGCCATGTCTTAATCGGCTCTAGCAATAATGGGCCTTGTCTCTTAGCAATCGCACTCCTGTCTCCGCCCATGCGGGCCACATCGAGCCCCCAGACAGTCGGCGTGGTAGGACTAGGCGTTATATCGCGCTTTACAGCCTCCTCGACGATGTAGAGCGGGACCAAAACGTCATCAGACTGCGTGGGGAACTCACCTAGCACACGAACGCGAAAAACGTTACTATCCGTACCGTATTTATCAGCCATGCCGGTGAGGAACTCCTCGGTGACATATTCGCCGTCGTGACAACTGACCGTGATGTTGTGCCAGTTGTGGCGCTGATTGTGGAAGGATTCATAAAAGAAGCCGTCAGAGCGGGTCGGGTTCCCACACATGACAGTCTTCGCACCGGCAGTTGATAGGGCCCCCTCGGCAACCTGAAAGACAACATCTGGCACACCGGAGGCCTCCTCGACCAAGAAGAGCATGTTCTCACTGTGGAAGCCCTGTAACGCCTCTGGGCTCTCCTTGCGGCTGGTACGGGCAACAGCGTAACTGTCCTTGGCACCCTTGAGGCTGATTTTATCGGATTTGAACTCAAGCAGGTCCATAAAGCCAGCGGGCAATTTACGCGCCCATTTGTCGATTTCGGTCCACAGCACATCGGATAGCTGGTGAGCAGTGTTAGCCGTAACAGCAACCTTGCAGGGGTAATGGCTCAGGAGCCACCAGAGGACGAGCCACGATTGGAACGCAGTCTTACCGACACCGTGACCGGACTTAATGCTGACACGGGGATTTTTTGCGATGGCCTGTAGTGCCTCGCGTTGCCATTGCTGGGGGGTGGCTCCTATGATGTGCTCGACGAAGAAAACGGGGTCGGCATGGATTTTGTGGAGCAAGTCGGTGGTGAGGGTGGTCATGGGTTCTCCGTGGGGTGTGTGGAATGTGTGGAATGTGTGAGGGTATTATTTTCACAGCCGCCCCGCCCGTCAGCTCGAAGGGGGGGTATTAGCCGATTTTGGTTAAGTTTGTCGCATAACCTCCATTATGTATTTGGTATACCCTGCAATTACAATGACTTAGCGTTTCCGTAATTTACGTTATATAAACGTGTCGCGTATTGGACACTAATCGGACCTTTTGTTCTCGCTCTGTTCCGCAGGCGCGGGCGTGGTGGTGTAAGTGTTTCGCCCCTCTTCATCGTGCTCTACTACCTCTGCGCCCTCTAACTTCGCCTGCTCTACCCTAGCCGCAACACGCTTCAATTCGTCTATGAAGCTCGTCTTATGCTCCACTTCCAGCCTCTGATTGTCGCCATATAATCGCGGGAAGAACTTCGCCATTCGCCACTTCTGCGTATCTATCTCTAGCCTGCCCGCATTGTAGTCTATCTCGCCATTACGGACGCCTTCCAGCACCTCGTCTATCCTATCGTCAATAGCAGTCGCCCGTGCTTCAACAGCCTCGCTGTAGCGGCTCTGCAATATCGGGTCTTTCACCTTCATCTTGTAGAACGCCTCATACGACGGCATATCATCGTCCTTGCCAACAGAACGCGCTGACCTACCATCAATCGCTATGCGCCTCAGATACTCCACAATAACCGGCTCTGTTAGCTTCTTTTTACTCATCGCTTTGTTTCCCCGCAATCTCACCTGAACACGCCATATAACCAGCCGCATCAACATAATTATCTGCGTTGCCAACTTGCCCATTCTTTATCCGAGCCAGCTTCAACAGCGTCATCATAACCCCGACATCATTAGCCGTAATGTCATGCCCACAATGCAGTGACCAATAGTCTGCTATAAGCTGGAAGTTGTCTTCCATATTGCCATGTGTTGCCGCTCTGTCCTGCGTCACACAATACAGCGCCGTCCTTAAAATATCATCCCTATTCACGGGTTCTTCCTTTCCGTCACAATCAGCTTACAAACCTTGCACTGATACACACTCTCAGGCTCATCAGCCAACGTCCTACCAATGGCCTGCTTATGCATGACCGTCTGGCATTTCGGGCACTGATTATTATCCAGCAACCTCTGCATTTTCCCGTCACCCTGAGATATCACGCTCGACCTCCAACTGGCCCGTGCCATGACACTCCTGACAGGTTCGCCATTCATCCCTCAGATAGCCGCCATTGTCAAAATCACGAACGCCAACCTGATAGACTGCCTCGCCCTCACCATCACACTCAAAGCACTCATATAAAAACATCTCAGTGTCTCTCATTACATCCACCCCTTATCTCTTGGGCTTGGTAGCCCGTTTCCTAACGCCATCCAATCATCATCCGTTTGCTTGGTAAGCATAAAAGCCTCAACGTCCGGCAATATCAGCTTATATGAAAATCCCTGCGAGCCGAAAGCCTTTATATACTTCTGCGTTACATTATCCGCAAATGCCTTCTGCCCCTCCGACAACACCTTGCTCTTGCCACCAGATACCGATTGCTGGCGATTTGAGCGCCCCTGAGTGCTCTTCCCCTCTTTTCTGCACCAAGTCTGCCAGAAAGCCTTGCACGACGCATAAGCGGCCTTATTACCGCCCTTCTCATCCCACAGCCGCATATCTGTCAGTATTTCCTGCCAATCAAGCTCCAAGCTCTCTGCATATTCCTTATCGAACTGCGTCGGCTCCCACTCAGATAATTTCTGTTTATTTTGAGCCTTCTTTCTTTTAGTTGATTTTGTATATTCTGTTCTTTGTAAGGTCTGTTCTTTGTAAGTGTCCTTGTTTTCCGTATCCGGTAAAACCGTATCCGGTTTTTCAGGACGCGGTGAATCTGAGACTATATAACGAGTTCCGGCGAACTGACCTTCCGTTTTAACGCTTTCACGCACTAAATAACCGTACTGCTCCATCGAGCCCAAAATGCGGTAGACTTTATCCCTGCCGATATCGAACCTGCGGCGCAGTTCAGTCACCCGAACCTGCCAGTCAGTCGGCTTGCTCAATAGGTACACCAGCACCCCCAGAGCGTCGGCAGATAGCCGCTCATCATTCATCAAATCATTTGGCAATACCGAGAAGTTCTCCCGTATGTTGCCCCTGATAATTAAACTGTCACTCATTTAACCCTCCACCCTGAACTTATTAGACTTCTTTAAGTTATCCCTAGCTGGCACCACTTTAAGGTTCCACGGCACATGCAGTCCAGACACAGCATCCAAACCAGTCTTATCGCAGACGCCCTTGAGCGGTACAATATGGTCAACGTGCCAACTGTTTTTGCCGTCACGAATATTAAGGCTCTTCCTGTGAGCCATAATCTGGTTAATCTCATGGAGATGCTGAAAAGTAAGCCACCTCGGAGTTGCTCTTTCCTCCCGCTCTTTTCTGGCTTTGTTGCTAAAATATCTAGCGATGCTAACGCGCTTGGCCCTGTAAAATGTCTTGCATTTAGTAAAAATGCCGTCCATCTGGCTACGGCTGTTCAACAAAAACAACCTGTGCTGTAACAGTGGCCTACTACGCAACTTGGCAATTTTCTCAACCCTGTCGAAATACTCTCCGTCTACCTGCAATGTTAGCTGGTGAACCTTTGTATATTCCTGCTTTAAATTAGTGCGAACAAAAAGAATTTTGCAGTGCGGGTTGTGAGTTCCCTCATGCATGGCACAGGACATATTATCTGTGCCCTTAATTAACGCCTTGTAAAATATATCAGGCTCATTTCTACCCAGCTTCTCAGCCCGAACAAGAGTGCCAACCTCCGGTATATAATCCTGAACATCCTCATTGCGAGAGTGTATTTTTGACCACCTCTTATCGCCCGTGCTGTAATTAGCAAAATATTCGTCGCCCTGAATAACATAGTTCTCAGGAAGGTTCCTAACCTTGCCCTTGCCATCCTTAAATTTAGCCACGATATCTTCATGGCCCTCAACCGCCCTGCTAGTAAATTTCACTTAAACTTCCTCTCCATAATCAGTTCCCACAACCGTGGCATTGGCGTGAGGTCAGATGACCCCATAACCAGTCTCTCTCCATATCCGAAGTCCTTTGCGTATGCATCCCGAACAAACGCCGTCTTGCCTATCCAGCCCTCCAACAGCATGCATTCTGGGTCATTTGTGCCGGTCACTAGCACCGCAAGATTTGCCTTAAACTTGTCTGCGCTGTCAAATATTAGCGAGCCCGTCTTGCTGAACTTCACATCAACCGATATGTCACCCAGCCATAAATCAACTCCGCCATCTGTCGCAATGTTAAGCCTCGGAGGTTCCGCCCCGAACAACCTGCACACTGCGAACTCTGCCATAAAGCCTAGCCGGTTAGCCTCAATCCGTGACTGCTGTTTATTTTCCAGCCGAGCGGAAACACCCATGCTTTCCAGCAATTTGACCGTATCCTGAGCCAAAAGGTCAGCCTCATGCCGGTCACGATTTGAAACCCTGATAATCATATTGACTGCTCGCCGCAGACTATATCAGCCACAAAACTCGGACGCTCTCCAATAGGAACCTCGGCCCAAGTCTTCACATGGTTTAACCGCAAGGCATCCTCAGCCTGCTTGCCCGATTTATAGCAGGCAGATGCAGTGACAAAGTTCTTCCTACCGATGTAGTCACATCTTGCCTCAGTCGCTGTACCGGTGCCCATAACCAAGCAATACAAAATAACAAACTCATACATCACATAACCCCTCTCTAACCAGCATGCACCACGTCGGGAAGCTGACTGTTGCTACGTTGTCTTTGCCAGCATAATCGCTGTTAATGCTCGACAGTAGGACAACGCATTTTATCGGCTGTCGGTCATATTTGTATATCAGCACCGGCTGATTATGCTCGAAGTTAGCGGCCTCAGTTACCTGCGCCCACCAGTCCGGCTTGAAGTTACCGCCCGCATTATTTGCATAGCGCTTGCACTCAATGGTCCAGCCATCTAGCCCTATCAGGTCGCCGTGGTCTCCGGCCCTATACTGCTCCAAGTCGCGCTTGGTCTGAATGCCTAGCTCGTCAAAGATTAGCTTGGCACATTCGCGCTCAAAGTTTGCGCCCTTATTTCTGCCATTAGTCATCGCACTCGTCCAAGCTGGACCCCCCGATTTTTACTGGCTGTTCTGTCCGGTATATCTTGCCCAAACTTTCGCCAGTTAATTTCTCATCAACGAAGCCATCATCAGGCAGGCTGGCTGACCACTCAGCATTCGACTTCTTCTGCCATTTCAACCAAAGCTCGTATTCCAGTTGAGAAACTTTACCTTCGAGTTCACGACGCTTAACCACTGAACACCTCGCACCAATCCTTCAAAGCAACCTTGCCCTTAGTGTACTTATAGATTGCCATCATGTGCATGCCACTCGGCGGGCGCTTGCCATATATCCAGTTGTGAACCGTGGGCTGTGTGACATTCAGTTCCCGTGCGGCCTGCGCTTGTCTAAGGCCTTCATTTACAAGGTATTCTTGGAATTTCATATTACTGTCCTTTATACGTTTGACACTACTGTGTATAAACTGTATTAAAGTAATTCTATAAAAAAGCAAAGGGAAAATATCAATGCAGGATAAGACTGTAGAACTTCAAGACTTACTTGATTGCCCAGATATAAAAGAAAAAATGGCCGACACTAATTGGCCTCCTTACAAAAGCAATGGCGTTCCAGATTATTTTGAGACGGTTCAGCTACACCATTTTAGCCCGTCACAACTTAACAAGCCCATTGCTAATTGGATATTCGACTATGTTTATCTGTCAAAAGATAAGCGTCGTGAAATTAAAGTCGGCGAGAATGCGGCGTATGGCACGGCAGTTCACGGCGGTATTCAGGCTGTGTTATCTGCGGGCACCTCAATAGAGGATGCATCAGAGGCCGCTATAATGGACTTTGACTTCCATCCCGCTGATGAGAGTGCAGAGAAGCGCGAGAAGTTCCGTGAGCTCATTCCTGCATGTATTGAGAGCGGTGTTGACCTTCTGGCTGAGACCTTCGGCGGCTGTCAGGAAGAAAAGAAAGTCACCTGCGAACTGGCTGGTATATCCGTGCCGGTCATGGGCTATGTTGATTTGTTCACAGACAAGGCATTCTGCGAAATCAAAACTAAGGCACCGCGTCAGGGTCCAGCAAGAAAAGACGGAACCCGTAATTTCGGCAAGGCTACTCTGCCTAAAAAGCCTGAGTTCAGTCACCTCTGTCAGGTTGCTATATATACGAAGGCTACAGAGCTAGTGCCTCACCTTGCATATGTATCAGCAGATGATGGCGTTCTGTTTACGCCTGAAAACTGCGAGGAGTTGCAGTCTGACATGCTAAACTATTGCTTAAATGAGATGCGTCGTCGTGCGGCTCTCAGGCAGAACCTGTTGCGTATTAGCACAGACCCGAAAGTTTTAGCCAGCCTGACTGACCCCGATTTTCAGCATCCGTTTTACTGGAACCACCAATTTAAAGATGAAGCAAAGGAGTTATGGAAAATATGACTGTATGGGAAACACTATCAACAATCGACGTATCTAAGCATGTCGAGAAAAAGAACGGCTTTACCTACCTGTCATGGGCGTGGGCTTGGACGGTGCTGAAACAGCACTACCCATCTGCTCAGTATGTAAAGCATAGTTACAGCGTCAACGGGCTCACAGTGCCCTATATGCTGGACCACAACGGCGATGCATATGTTTGTGTCACTGTAAAAATACCCCATAATTCGAGCGATATTACGGGACACTTGGCTGAGGCAACAGAAGTCATGCCGGTCCTAGACCATCGCAATAAACCCATCAAAAATCCAGACAGTTTTGCCGTCAACGCCAGCTTACAGCGTTGCATGGTCAAAGCTATGGCCCTGCTAGGTCTGGGTTGTTACATTTACGCTGGTGAGGATATGCCAGCGAACAGTTCAGGTGGACCGGACAGCTCCGGAAGCAAACCTGTGCCAAAGACCCCTGCGGTTGGCGTAAAAGAGACACAAGCTCACCAAAGCGCATTAGTTACTTCCGCAGGGGGCAACGGCCTAAATAAGATTAAACCTCCACTAGCCTTGGCTGATGAGGTAGCAATGGCACCAAATATAGAGAGCCTGAAAAACCTCTATAACCGTGTCTCAATGGGGCTGTCATCGGAAGATAAACAGCTATTCTCTAATCGTAAAAAGGAGTTGATGAGCAATGAATAGTTGCACATTTATGGGCCGCTTAGGTCGTGATTCAGAAATAAAAGAGGTTGGCGATACAAAACTTGTCAGCTTTCCTATCGGGTCTGATACAGGTTATGGCAAAAATAAATCAACCGTCTGGGTAGATTGTTCTATCTGGGGTGAAAACAGAGTTGGCCTTGCTGAGTATTTAAAGAAGGGCTCACAGGTCACAGTCATTGGCGAACTGAGCGAGCGAGAATATACCAATAAGGAAGGCGAAACAAAGAAGTCGCTTTCCTTGCGGGTAAATCAAGTTGGCTTGCCATCCAAGAATGATTCGTCTGGGCCATCCAGTAGTCCTGCGCCATCTAAGCCAGCAAACCTAGACGATGACATCCCGTTCTAAGAAACGACCACCCAAGAAGCCGAGCAAGTATCCCACCATAGATAACTTTGCTCGGTGCCACTTTTGCAATAAGCAGTTTAACTTCCGATATCAGGGTAGTGTAAACGGAAACAAAAAGGAGTTTTGTGACGATGAGTGTCTTATCGAAAATTATAGAAAAAATCTTCAGCGGCAACAGCAAGCCAATGAGGAATTTGACGCGCTCTGAGGAGCAAATAAACAAGGTGCTGGATATCACTTCGGCAGTGACCGGCATTAACAAAATTGATATTCTGGGCAGAAGAAGGGCCGCGAAACATGTCGAAGCAAGACACATCAGTATGTTTATCTGTGCAGAATTGCTGGGTATGTCTTACTCTGAAATCGGCAGGGCATTTGGGCGGGACCATACCACCGTATTCTATGCCCACAAAAAGCTCAGAAAAAGAACGCAGGGCAGAACCAGCCTTAACACAAATCTCAAAAAAGTAACTGAGAGAATGGCTGGATGAGCTTAGACAGCCGGACGGTTCGTTATGTCGTTCACGGTGATGTCGAAAAATATCAGGGAGACGGCTGGGAAGTTGTCTCTCAATTATCATTGCCTCATAGCCAGTACGCAGTGCTGATGGAGAATAAAGTGACCGAACCAGAGCTTGAATTTCCTGTGCTAATAGTGCCTCATGATGATGGTGTGCTAGTCAAAATCAAGGGCGAGACGGCTATCAAAAAGATGACCGCCAAGCAAATGATGGACCTAGCAATAGAACTAATCATGCGGGCTAACAGAAGGCACAACAATGATGACGCTCGGTAAAAACTTTATTGCCGATTTAAAAATATCTCAGACGGCCTCTGGTCTCGCTGGGGAATACATTGCCGCCGCGTCAGTTCTTGCAAGAGGCTGGCGCGTTGCTTTAGCGCAACAGGATTCAGTTGACCTGATAGCATGGCACCCCGACAGCGGGCTTACCCTACGCATTCAGGTGAAGGCTTGTCAGTCATCAAGACAGGGCGGAGGCAGAAACAGGGTCCACTTTCAGACCGGCCTCGGCGGGCAGAAAAGATTACCGACACTATCAGATTTCGATATTTTAGCCTGCGTATCGTCAGACCAACGAACAGTGTGGTATATTCCTGTTACATCTATCCGAGAAAAGAAACTCACTCGGAATATCACATTTTTCAGCAACCCCGAACTTGAGCGGGAAAGCTGGTCAGATGCTCTGGACACGCTCGGCGTGAAGGAAAAATAACATGAATCTATCAAAGCATTTTAGCTTGGCAGAAATGACCAAGAGCCAGACAGCGGTTCGTAAGGGCATACCAAACACGCCGACAGATGAACACATCGAGGCTATGAAGCTGGTCTGCGAACACATTCTGGAGCCTGTCAGAGAGCAGTACGGCATACCGTTCACGCCTAGTAGCGGATACCGCTCTGGTGAGCTCTGTATAGCCATAGGAAGCTCAGTAAATAGCCAACATGCCAAGGGCGAGGCGGTAGACTTCGAGGTGCCGACGATTAGTAATATGGAACTGGCAGGCTACATTGCTGGCAAGCTGGATTTTGACCAGCTAATATTAGAGAATTATTCGGGCGGGAATACCGGCTGGGTACATTGTAGCTACAAGGCTAAGGACAATCGTAAAGAGGTGCTGACCTATCAGAAGGGTCTAGGCTACCGGAAGGGGCTGATAGCGTAATGGCGACCATGTAGATGAGTGGAAGGTTTCTGCCACGGCTGGCCTTCCTAGCGATGATTATAATGGCCTTTAGGGTGACTGAGTGGTACATGGCTTTGTCAGTGCCCACCCTTGAGCAGTCCGGCTTCTGTAGCGTAGTCTATGGGGCTCTAACGGGCTCGTTTGCTATTTGGCTTGGAAAGGAAAAGTAATGTTACAGGCATTGATAGGTCCGGTCACAGGGCTACTAGATAAGTTTATTGAAGATAAGGACCAGAAGAACGCTCTGGCGCATGAGATAGCCACGCTTGCTGAGAAGCAGGCTCATGAGGCTAATATGGGCCAGCTAGAGGTCAACAAGGCTGAGGCCCAGCACCGGAGTATATTCGTTGCAGGATGGCGTCCGTTTCTTGGCTGGTGTCTATCACTGGCTATGGCGTGGCATTTTATATTCGCGCCGGTCACAATGTTTGTCTGCTCATATGCTGGTGTTCAGATTCCAGAGCTTCCCGTGTTTGATATGGACAGCCTGATGACTGTGTTGCTGGGCATGCTCGGATTGGGCGGGCTGAGAACTGTAGAAAAAGTAAAGGGATTAACAAAATGAACGACCACCAAAAGAGATGCCCGCGCTGTGGCGAGGCTTGGAAGACTGTCTATGTGCATGGACATGAGCAGTGCCTGACGTGCGGAAACATCGTAGACGATTGTTGTCAGGGCGAGGTGTGTCAGCCGACGGACGACACAGAGTAAAACCCCCCGCCGTTACAGCGAGGGGTCTCAGGGAGGAAACTGTCCGAGGTCAAAGGAGAGAAAGCCCCCAGACCCCTTATTGGTATATTATTTTTGCCGTTACAGCAAGGCTGTTAAGCGCCCGCAAATTCTGTTTTGGCCTCTTCCATCATATAGGCCATGTCTTCTTCATATCCGTCAACGCGATACTGGTCATCACCTGTGAGGCTACGCTTTTGTGGAGGTGTCATCCAGATGCAGTGTACGTCTAGGTCTTCGCAGATGTCGCCGTCAGCGTTGCGGCGAATGCCAGCAAACTCAGCGGCTGTATATTTAACTTCGCGGTCCCAATCAATCTGTGTGTATTCCATGATAATCTCCCTGTTTTTGCTATGGGCTCTCCCCATAATATAAATATAGGCTAAGGGTATAGATATGTAAAGCCCTAATATGCAATTTTATTTATATTTTTTTCGGGGGTGTTTTAGCGCATTATCTGGGTGAAGCCGAAGTACAGAAAGCCGAACACGATTAGCACAAGTAAAACAATCATTACCCACATGATAATTTCCTCAGCTTTTTCTTCTCTCAGCTTGGCATCAATCAGCCGCTGTTTTCGTATCTGTCCCTGTAGGCGGATAATATCCTGCCACGCATCCGGCCCATAATGGCCTATGACGAAGAGCCTTAGCTCCTCCTCCATGCGTTTGATTTTCTTCTGGTGGGCCCATGTCTCAAGAGCCTCCTCGTCAACAGTACCGATGCGACGCGACTTGGCCTTCTGGTGCCCGTCCTTAACAGACTGCACTGCGCCCATCCAGCGAGATAAATCGCCCGCCATAGATTCGACATCTTTCGCCGCCGCGAACCCCTTTTTAATGGCAGAGAACGCAGAGGTTGCAATAGCCATCGCGGTAATGGGGTCCATTTCATCAGCCTTTTGTGAGAGCCTTGTCTAGCTTGTCTTCCATTCTGTGAAGCGCCTCTGAGAGCTTGTCCACCGCGTATGTGAGGTCACTCTTGCTTGCAAAATCCTCACGGGTTCGGTTTAGCAGGATATCAATGCGCTTTATCTCACGCACCTGCAAAGACAAAAACCAGCCGACACCTGTGAGCAGAGCGCCCAACAAGAGGTCTATCAGATTGTGCATTTCCATTTTATCGCCTTATGCGTAAGGGCTATCGCCAAGAACGCTTGTATCCCATGCCGCTTTAAGCTCGGCAATGGTAGACGCTGATGAGATTGCTGAACCAGCCGGAGCATCGCGCAGTGCATCTTTAGCCGCCGCAATAGCTGTTGTGCTAGTGCCAGCCTCAAGTGCCTTCATAAGCTCAACGTCTTTATCTGCAAGCAACGGTGCCCGAACCTCACGGATTTTATCCTGAAAGATTTCTTTTGCGGCTGTCATGTCTTCTGAGATGACAGAACCAGAAAGCGACCAAGCTCCACGAAAGTGGCGGTCTGATGGGACGGTGGCAGTTGAAGCATCAATCTGATTGCCGTCTCTGTCTACTATGTATGTTGTTGCCATTGGTAAAACTCCTACGCGGCTAAATCAGTGACTGTTAATTCTTCTGAAATCTTCCAAGCATTGCGCCACTCTCTTGTCGCTGGAAGCTGTTCCTTACGGCATATTACCATCTTAGGCTTGTTGCCGCTATCATAGTCCCGCCACACAGATTGCGGGCAGTCCTTCATAATGAGATACTCGATAGCCTGTTCTTCTGTCATTGCATCAATAGGCTTAGTCTCATGCAATAGATAGCCCCTAGTATGCTTTGTAAAGCCTTCTGAAGCCTCATCCTTTGCTAACTCATGGTATACCTCTACTGGTGGTAAGATACCGCCCTGTAGCGCACACGCCATCCAGTTAGGGTCAGGCACAAGTATCTTGGCACACTCATCAAGGCTGTCCTCATACACTACACGATAGTCAGACTGATGACCTTCTAGGTTTTCCTTTGCCCAGCATAGTCTGTCCCAGAGGTGGGTGCCTTGAAACTCTGGGGTCACTGTCATGCTAGGTCTCCGAAAGTGTTAGAGTAGAAGTATCCATCTTCCAACGAATTAGCAGTGATAATCCAACGTGATATTCTGTATAGACCAGCGGTAGAAGTTGTGCCGCTAGTTCCAGTAAACACGCCGCATGTTCTGTTTATTCCACCGTTATCTGCGTTGGTGCTAACACTAATATTATATGTTGCGTTGCCCATACTGCTGGCAATGTTTACCGTCCCATTTCCAGTTCCATTGTCCGACCAACTTGTCGTGTTGAATGAGTCAATAATAGCACTTGTCCCTGTGTCGTTTACATAAGACCATTGCTTCGCACTACCATTCACAACGTACTGCGTATCAAGTGAGCCAGCGGTGCTGTGTTCTAGCGTATCTGCTTTGATTTTTCCAAGAGCCATTATGCTAAATCTCCCGTTGCGTGATACTGCGATATATTAACATCTGTCAAAGTCGTCCCATTACTCATTAAGATAGAATTCAAAAATATTTCTGACGCACTATCTCCCCGTATAGCGACACTAACTCTGTTGGTATTTCCTGAACCGTTATTAGTTGAAGTATTCAGACCACAAGCAGTGCATGAAATTGTAGTTGTTGACGCAAAAGCATTGGTTATAGCAACTTTTTGCCTTCCAGTTGCCGTATCTGCTGTTGAACTTACGTTAAGACTGTCGCTTATACTCGTTCCATTATCAACGCTTGTTATCCAAGACTTACACAGCCCCTGCTGAAGATTAGTAGTCGTGCTATTACCTTCGCCTGTAACGAGGATAGACCCAGCGGTGGTGGTGCCAGTGAGTTTGTTTGTTTTTACTTCACTCATGCTAGGTCTCCTGTGATTACAACAGAGCTGGGAGTTGAATCATGTTGTCCAGAGGGGAAAGACGTTGCAGAACCAATAGCATAACAGCCACGAAATCCACTAGTTGTACTGGCGTTAGATGCATTATTGTCGTTGCTTCTATAAGTTAAAACAATTCTTGCGTAACTACCTACTCCTGCAGGAGCGTAGCCAATACTAGAAAAATTATTAGTAAAAGCCGTTGTAAAGTCTCCTGTAGTATGGTCCGTAAATGAACTTTGATTAAAACTTCCGTGAGTCGTATCAGATGGAAAATCGTAATTCAAAAAATGTTTTGGTGCATTTTGCTTTGTCAGCGTGACCGCACCGCCGGAGCTAGTCTCAACTGTATTTGTGTGTAACGTACTCATTATGCCACCACCAATGTTGCGCCAGAACTGACCGTCACTGTAACGCCGGACGCAATCGCCAGCGGGCCAGCCGCCAAGCCGTTTGTGTCGGTTGCAACAGTCACATCTGTGTCTAGCTGTTTTTCGTGAACGCGGATAATATCACCCAGCCCGCCGCCTGCTTCGCCCAAGAACGAACCGCCGCCACCGGACCCCCATGATAGTGTGCCAGAGCCGTTTGTGAGCAGTGTCTGCCCGTTAGAGCCATCACCGTCAGGCAACGTAAAGGTCACAGTTGTTGTGACCGCTGAGGGGGCTTGGAACTTGATAGACGCGCTGTTGTCATCGTCCTGTAGGTTTAGGACATCAACGCCTGTGGTGCCCGCTGAGAAGTCAGCTAGGTGGCTCATTAGCTCACGAATAGCGTCGTTCACCTTTGACGGCAACATGCCCTCAGCAGTGTTGACACCGCCGACATCCGAATTGTTGGACGCAGTGGCATCGTAATCGGTAAGTTTATCTTTTGCCATTAGTCAGCATCCTCTATTGTTAGTGTGCCAGCGGCTACCTGACGCATGATTTCTGCGTAGTCTGAGTTAGCAGGGTCTAGTGGTACTAAAAACTCTTTTCCGTCCACAGTTATGCGGATGTGAGAGTTTTCTGTGCCTTCTAAATTCAAAGTGTATTGTGCTTGTGTAATGTTCATTCCTATAACTCCGAACTAAATGTAAGTCTAAAGTTAATATCGTTATTAACCCGTAGTGTGGTAGAGTAACCACTCGTTCCACCGCCGCCACCGCTAAACCCAAGCTGAAGAGTTTTAGGACCATTTTGGTCGGCAGATACTGTTTGACCTACACTAGTATTTCCTCCTAACGCCGCCCAGTTTCCAGACTTACTGATAGTCGGGGCCGCCCTCATTTCAACTGGATGCTGATACAAACCAAGTGCTTGTCCCGTAGTGAAGTTTGTAACCGTAGCTATGGTTTGATAAGTAGTGTCGCCACCTACAAAGTGAAAATACCTGTAACACTTCTGCAAAGTTACTGAGAATGGCTCATGCTCAAAAGGCGTGGCACTTCCAACCTCAAGCTGACAGCCTGTAATAAAGAATGTCGCTGAGGCTGAACCTATCCAAGCGGCTTGATTAGTTGTTTCCCATTTTTCGCCAGCAGTCCACGCACCAGCCGTGCCTTGATAGTTTGACCCAGAACCAAAGCCCCAATATATCCGCAAGCCATTTCCGTTAGTCTTGTTCCAAGAGCCTGTCGTATCACCAGATGAAACTGTAATGGTTTTCTTTTCCCAAGTGTTTGCAGATGAAATTGTGTATTCGTATATGTAATGCCTAGAAGCTGTTGTTGAGTAAAGCGCACCACAATATGTGCCAGCCAAGCTAGACTTTACCCAGAAAGATAGAGTGACTGCTTTAGCGTCACTATGACCATATCCAAGCTGTGAAACATTGTACCCCTCAATGTCCGTTGCCCAGCGGTAATTGTCACCAGCCGCAACAGAACTATCAACACCTGTGTTAGTCAGTTTTGCGCTATGCTCAAATTCATTGTTTGGAACGTCTGTGGATTGTTCAACAGTGTATGTCCCGCCACCGTTTGCCCAACCCTTAAAACGGTCAGCGGCAAACACATCATTACCATTGACCGTTGTTGCACCAGCTCCGCGTTGGAATATAGAAAACTTTCCGTTGATGATAAGATTTCTCGCACCGCCAATCTGCCCGCCGTTGATGCTGGTCAGGTGTGCCGCTACAGCATTCGCAATCGAGCCGATAGCGCCGTCCTTTAGCAAAACGCCGTCAATGGTCACGCCAGTGGCAGATGTCTTTTCGCTGATGGTGTCCGTGCTGAAGCTGTCAGCCACAGGTGTCTCAAGAGCAACAGTGCCGGTGCTGACGTTCTTGAGGTCGGTCATAACTTCGCGGATAGCGTTGTTTAATCCGCTGGGCGCACAGCCCTCAGATATGTCAACTGACTGGATGTCCGAGTTGTTGGAACTTGTCGCGCTATAATCGCGGATACTGTCTTTAGCCATTACTCGCTCCTAATCCAGCAGATTTCTATCTGATGGTCTGATTGTTACTCTAGGTATACCACTATAAGGGTCTGATTGCATCTCGCTTGCTTGGGCCTCCGGTAATAGCAACCCTCCAATACGCGGTCCAAACTCAGATACTGTAGGCGCAAGAGACTTCATAAGGTTAGACGGTCCCCTAGCGGCGGCTCTGCCCAAAAGAGGATATTCATACAAAGAAGAGCCCACTATGTTTGCGCCAAGGCCAAGCATTTTTCTTGGTGTTGTTGCTGTCATTATGTCGCCAACAGCTAACCGACCAGCCGTGCCACTATCAGGCACAGTGCCGCCCAAGACATCTCTAGCCTCTCTAGCCCGAACAACTTCTGGTGAAGTTCTTGCCCTTCCTTTAGTTTCAGCCTTTACAAGTGCCGCTGGGGTAAATTCTCCGCCCATCCCTGCTCTTGCGTCTGACAGCTTAACAATAGGCCGCATATTTCGGAACGCTTTGTTTGCTTTTTGTAGGTCCGGCAGAAACGGGTTCTGGCTGGCAAAGTCATCTCTTATTGTGCTCTGTATCTCCCGCAAGACGCGAACTTCTGTATTGTCCCCCTTCAGAACAGCAGACCTTATCTGGGCAGACAACTTGCTTTCAGCTTCCTTAAAAGCCTTCCCGCCAGCATCAGGGTTTCTCATAAACCTAAAATAGCTCTCGTTAAGTTTTTTGGTAAATTTAGCTAGGTCATCAGCGTCAAAAACTTTATCAGAAAGCGCTGTCTGCAATATTTTTTCAATTTTTGCATTAGGAACTGTCGCGTCAAATTTGGCCTTAGGGACCACAGATTCATACGCATCCTGAATAGCATCTTCTGCAAAATCAACAGCGTCCTCTCCCGTCATTCCCTTCGGAACTTTTTTGCCTAATGGAGACAACGCCTCATCAATAGTCTCAGCTACAAACATTTGCTGGGGTCTGCGCCGCGCCTCTTGAATTGATTCCTGTAAAAACGGGGTAGATATTTTCTGTTCGATGGAACCAATCTTGCCACCGAATGCCTGCCCCATAGTTAAGGGATAACCACGCTCTAGCATAGACTTAGCGCCCGCCTGTAAGGTCGGCATAATCTTCTGACCGAGACCGGCAGTTACAGCGCCTATTGGACCTTGTATAGCCGCGCCAGTAAGCCGCTCTTCAGGTGTCTCGCCTGTTCCTGCGCCGTATATTGCCGCGTCTGCACCGCCGAACTTCGCCGCTCGCTTTACAGCCTCTTTGCCGACTGCTGTTCCTATAGTCCTTGTCGCGCCATAGCCGCCGGTAATTAAGCCACCTAATATCTCTGCGCCGTATGCTTTGTATGGGTCTGTTTCTTGGAATGTCTTTATGTCAGTCCTGATTTCTTTAATTATCTCAGGATAAGACTTATCACCAAAAGCAGACCGAACAGCCGCTTCCATTTCATCGCCAAAGCCCAGAGTTAGACCTTGGCCTGCGGCCCTAGCAATGTCCGTATAAATGTCAAGAGTGGTCCGTTTAGCCTTAGCAGGACCGCCTTGATTTGGGTCTATTTTTACCTTTTTAGTCACAGCCATTACTCAAACTCCACAAACATAAACTTATTAAATTCGTTGCTGTAGTAAGTATCCCCGTCAAGGATATCACCCGCATCGTAAAGTTTTTGCAACTCGTCCACATTGCCAACCCTATGAAAAATGCGTGGTAGCTTGGCGTCTGCGTAATCCCCAAAACCAAGTGTAGTCCCGTTTTCCTTAATATAGTCGTCTAACAGACTAAGTCTCAGCTTGTTATGCCTGTTAATTTGCTTCATGGTTTTTGCAATAATTAGGTTAGCGTAAGGTGTTTTGTCCAAGCCAAAAACTGTATCTTTGTACAAATTCATGTCTGCGTCTGATGTTGCGCCTGACCCAGCCACTCTCTGCATAGGAACAAGCTGGCTTGCAAAGGCGTTTAGAGCTTCTTGCTCGCTTAGCTCCTCAAGCTCTTCATCACCCAAGAGGCCCATGCCCGACAAGATTTTCTTAAAAGGTAAAATTGTACCTTCTAGCCCCCCCGTAGCAACCCCGTCCTCAAGCATCGCAATAGCTTGGTCCAACCTCACTTCAACTTTTGGGTCAACCTGTGTGTCAGTCCGAATTTTTGCTCTATCTTCAAGAGCTGACTTCAAAAACATTTCCTGCTTTTTGCCTTCGCCAAGATTTATTGCCGTAGCGGGCTTTGTTAGCATTTCCCGTATAAAGTTCTGCCCCTCTGGGGAGCTAGGGTCAATACCGGCTAGGCGTAGCTTTTCCATAAGGGCTGATTCCTTGCCCAGATTTGCCATAGCAATTCTATCCTGCAATGCGGCCCGCTTCTCAGCAGTCTCAGCCGCCTTAGCCGCTTGGAATGACTTCATGCCGGACTGCATCATCGCGCCCAAACCCTGAGCCGTGGATATCGGTGTCGGGCTGTAGCCTGACATCTGCAAACCTGTTGCCGCCGCCGCACCTAAGCCAGCCGATGCAGGTGTGCCAAATTCAGGAGACAGACGCTCCATAAGGCTCATTGGCTTCTTTGGTGGCAGAGACGGAACTGTTCCCATTGTTGGCTGTGTGCCAGCAAGACGGTCCATAACGCCCTTGCGGAGACCAAAGGGAGGTAATGGAGATGGCTGTGGGCCAGCACTAGGCAAGCGCGGGCCAGCGGCAGAAATTCTGCCCAGAGCGTCTCTGGCAATCACTTGGCTTTGTGGCCTTGGTGTTTGTGGCTGTTGTAGCTGTAGGAACCGACCCGCTGGGGTCATGCTCAAATCAAAGCGTGAAGGTATTGCCATTATGCGAATGCTCCTAACAATGCGCCACCTGCGGCAAGACCCTGTGCGCCGCCGCCTGTCATGCTCAGCATTTTAGCGGCCTGTGCGCCAGCTAGACCGCCGGAGAGGAACCCTAGTGCTGGATTGCGTGTGACCGGAGTTATTTGCTGACCACCAAGTGCGCCTGAGCCACCCTGAACAAACTGCATATAGTCTGCCAGCTTTTGCGTGGGCCGTGCCTGCTCATACTGGAACCTTTGCATATCAGCTTGCAGTTCTGCCTGCGACTGAGCCTCTCTAGCACCGCCAACCTGTGCAAGTGTCTCTAAGTCAGCAAAGCCGAACTGACGGGCCGCTGGTGCCTGTGCAATCGCCGCCTGCTGTGCTTGGTAGGCCATAGGTGCCAATGCCTGAGCAATCGCCGCGTCACCATAGCCTGAGCCATATCTGCCAGACTGAGAGAGTTGACCCTGCATTTTCTCCAGAACGGGTTGCATTGCCGCTGACATCAGCGGGTTAGTGCCCATCAGGTTCTGCATCACAACGTCCTGCGTCGCGCCGATAAAAGGGCTACCCTGAAGAGCTTGTGAACGGTATCCGCTCAGTGCCTGCTCCGTTTCAGGTGCAAAGCCTACAACTGTGCTCTGAGGGTAATACTGAGGTGTTGGGCTCTCATATAGACGCTTGGCCTCTTCCAGCCCCGTCTTGAGAAACGGCTGTGCATATGCCGGTGCCTGTGTGGACTGTGTGATAGTCCGTGAACTTCCGCCGCCCTTGCTCATTTTACAAATTCCTTGTCAATAATGTGGCTGTCGCCTGATACTCGTTTAGCTGGCGCTCCCAGCCCTTACGTCCGATAATTTCCATTGAATCGCATCCGTGGCCCTTGGCCCATTCAGCAACTTCTTTTTCAGCTCCCATCAGTTCGTCCATATCACCGCCAGCTAACCAGATTCGGCAGGACGTTCTCTGTGGGTAGTCAACTATCTCAGTCACTATAACAGAATTTTCATACGGAAAAAACTGCGCTTTCCCAGAGCGTATAGCGTCCAGCACATCCAGAGCCGTGTGACTGTTTCCAGCGTATTCTAGCGCGGCCTCTACATGGTGCATCAATCTTTCATATTCATCCAATAATGACATATGCTACCGCCGTTGCGTGCCCGTGACTTTTGCTCTCCACGACGAAACTTCCGTTGTTTAGCGTATTAACGACCGGCTCCACGCTGTAGAAATGTGCATCCAATGGGCTGAACAATATAACGCTTTCCTTGCCCACACGCGGGTCCGTCACCGTTGTTGATATTGTGCTGTGCGGTATGGTGAACTCACCCACACTATTTAGCTTGCCATCAACTGTGCGGTTCAGCACTTCTGCAACTTCTCG